GCATAGATTTCCTTGGTCCATGGATTCAACTTGTATTGACTCGCCACAATCATTAATGCGCCCATTTGTGCATCTGAAATTTCCTTATCGGATTTAAATGCAGTCTGGATCAGTGTTTGCTTTAATTCTTGCGGATCAACATTGTGTAACCCTAAAACTTCAGCAAGTTGAATAATTTGAGCAGCTACTAGGCCTTGGTGTTGTACTGGTGCATTCATATTCTTATTCCTTAAAATTTGATCGAAACGTGAGGAATGCGACCTTTATAAATCGCAGCCAAGATGCTTTTCGCAAGTTGTTCATTCACACCAGGCAATAAAGCAAGATGCTCAAGTGCTTCCGCACAAACCTTCTTTGTGTGAGCCTCATCAGCCAAACGTGCTTCTTCCGCTTTACGTGCGGCCTCAGCTTGTGCGAATTGCTCCGCTTCAATACGCTTGCGTTCATTTTCAGCAGCTTGCACAGCACGCAATTCAGCAGCCTCTTTTTCAGCTTTCAATCGAGCTTCACGCTGTTCTGCCTCAGCCTTTTCACGTTGCACACGCTCAGCTTCAAAACGTGCTTTTTCTTCAGCTTCACGAGTCGCTCTTTCAGCAGCTTCGCGGGCGATACGCTCTTCATGTTCGCGCTGTAATCGAGCCTGTTCAGCAAGGCGAAGGCGTTCTAATTCAGCTTGTTCGGCTTCGTATTTTTCACGAATGGTCAGGGCAGTGCGTAAAGATTCAAGTGTTTCGAGTTTGGCAAGTTTTGCTTCTTGTTCGTATTCCTCGAAAGAAGAATCAATTACACGATTTTCTAGTGTTTCAATGGCTTCTTTAATATTTTGCGCAGTCCACTCAGCATCCAAGGATTCCGTAAGACTTGGCACCATGCGAATCACAGCAATTGCATCTTCATGCTTCGCCACACGATCTTTTTCCGCCTGCTCCCATGCATCACGAGGCGCCAAAATTTCATTACGCAGTTCATCAAATTTTTTAACAGTCGCAATGCGGTCATCATCAATAAGCTTGATCTGAGCCTTTTGATCAGCAACCAATTCCTTGCCACACTTCTCGATAAAAGTTTTAGATTTGCTCACCTTCATTGCCAGTGAACCAATCTGATCGCGGCCTTTTTTAGTGGTTACATCTGGAACGTGTGAGCGCGCTTCTTGAGCAATACGCTCGAATAATTCAGTGGTGCCACCTGGTGTCTTAAATGCAGCAACAACAATATTTTGGTCTGCAATTTCTAATTCGAATTTTTCCATCTCAAACCACCTCTTCAAATAGTTGTTCCGCGTACTCATTCACAAGACGCTGTAATTCTTTAATCTGCTCATCCGTCAGCGTAAATGTCTGACCTTCCTCAGCCTCAAAATTCCAAACATCCAGCAAGGTCACAGGTGTATCTTTCAACACCAACCAAGAATCAATATCCACTGGCTCGGCATATCGAGCATCACCATTTGGACTACGCCACTGAGTCATCGTGTGAGGCAGCACAGCCACTGAACAATCAGCCGTTGCATAAAGGTTTTCACCGATCTGGCGATATAAACCAAAGGTCAGCACGTTATCTTCAATCGAAAGATCAGAATCAACCTTGAAGCTTGGCAAATCTGAAAAGTACAAATCACGGGTGAAATCTTCATTCACCTTGCAGTCAGTTACCTTGGTGCTATGACCATCACGGCACAGGAACAAAGACTGATTTCCGATGTGGTTGATAGGTCGCATTGCCGCACCACATCCACAGAATTGAGCGTAAGTGTTCATGCTGGCACCTCTACTTTTAAGTTCCCACTCAAGCAAATCGCTATCACTTGCTTGCATTGAGAAACATCAAACATCCCGATATGACACTCACTTGGCTGGATATTCATCTCAGCAGCCAGCGCCTTGTAAGCATCCTTGCGCTTCATTACTTTTGTTTTCCAGATAGGGTCAAAAGCTCTGTGGGCCATAGACTTGTATTTGCGAAGTTCCGCATTTGCCAAGCGACCAAGTGGATTTTTAGTACCTGGGTGGCAACCAACATAGGCATCACAAGGTGCGCACTGATAAAACCATTTGTTGTGAAGGTCTGGGCGATGTGGATAAACCGCATACCCATCAACACCATCAGATTTATTGCCGCAGTAAGGGCAGATTGGATTCTTGCTCACTTCACACCCCCAGCAATCGCAGCATTAATCTTTTCAATCTCATAACGATCAACGTATGCATTGATGGTCTTGTCAAAATGCACCACGTTCAGAATTTCCAGAAACTCGACTGAAGCATCATCCAAGGCATATTCAACATAAATGCTGTAATCGTCAGCCTTCACAGTAGCGACACAGATCTGATTGCAATTTACGCTTTCCACGATGTATTGCTTTGCAGCGATGTCGATTTGTGGCTGATCTTCGATAGATTCAGCTTGGGCAAAGCAGCCTGATAGCGCGAGGGCCAAGGGCAGTAGGAGGAATTTATTCATGGCTTTCCCCTTGATTTGAAACTGGCTCATACTCTTCATCAAAAATCTGACCAAGAAAGTTATGTGTTTCTTCGGAAGCCAAAGGAAGGGCTTCACTTTCTTCTCCGCAGCAAATAACCTGCAAATCTTTATTTGTAAGGTCTAGCTCAACACGTGAAAGCATTTCTTTGTCTTGCTTAAGCAGCCACTCATTAAGCAGATGCAGCTTTTGATCTTCAGGCTCAAGACGATTGATCATGCCGTTGTCATACCAAATTTCTTTAGCAGCAAGAATGATGTTTGGATAATCACTTGGCTCACCATTAGGCTTGCCTTCATCAACTTTTGTATTCATAATAATTTCACTCACTGTACGGTGGGTCATGCCTCAGGTGGTTCGCAGCACGCTGGGGCTTTTCTTTGTTTGTGAGATTCATAGTAAACATGGTGTTTACTGTAGTCAAGAAGAAAAATACACAAATGTTTATTATTTTTGTTTACTAATAATCAATGGGCATAAAAAAAGACCACCCTAAGGCAGTCTATTTTTCACAGGATGTTTACGATGGTTCAAGGGAGAGGGTTTTGAACATTGAATGCATAGGCCACTACGCAAAACTCTTGTTCCATAATATCTTCAATAGTTAGGACTTCTTCTGGGTATTCTTCCTTGTTCTCGCTTACGATGCGAACCCCACCTTTTGGCATGCGATACAAATACTTAAACTTAAACAGCCCGCCATGATTAATGGCATAAATTTTACCGTCAATAATTTTTGTTCTACCTAGATCCACATACACAGTGGCACCAGGATTGATTACTGGTGACATTGAATCACCGTAAGCTGTTAATGCATAAGCGTTTTCAGGCTCAACGCCATAACTTGAAAGCGTCGACTTACTAAGGCGCAGCTTGCGAGTAGTTTCACCAATAATCTCTGCATTAGTTCCAGATCCGCAAGAAACTAAAAACTCCTTGTAAAACGGAACCTCTATTTCATCGCTATCTACAGGGGTGCTTGAATCCCATGGTTGAACTTTAGCAGTTTCAACACTTTGACCAGATTCTCTGCCGGTCAAAACGTATTGCGTAGACACGCCATATTTGGCAGAAACTTTAATAGCCCCTGCTTTTGAAATTCCGCGCCTTCCCCAATTTGTCACAGTTTGTGGCAGCTCATCCAGTAATTGCGCCAACTCACTCGGAGTTGGATTCCCCGTAATCTCATAAACCCGAGCCATGGTTTCATGTAATTCGCGCATTTAACGCTCCACCTTTATTTTTAAATATTATCCACGAAAGTAAACAAAATGTGTTAAACGTGGTGTTTGACATAAACAAACATTGTGTTTACTATTCAATAAACACTATGTTTAATAGGTCTGGCTATGACAGATAAAGAAATCATTCTTAGCCTGGGTGGGCCGGCGAAAGTCGCAGATTTAATCCAGAGCAAGAATCGCCAACGAGTCCAAAACTGGATGGTTCGCGGAATCCCAGCAAGGGTAAAACTCGAATATCCACACTTGTTTTTAAACCCCAACATTAACTCATCCACCATTCATGCTGCTTAAACAAATTATGGCGCAGTTGATTAAACAAAAATACGTTCGAAGGAATATCACATGAACATTCTAGATGCTGCATATAACACGGTTCATGACTATCCAGGTGGTGCTGCTGCATTAGCTCCACGCATGGGAATGAAAAGTGCAGCCGTGCTAAACAGCAAGGTCAATCCAAATACTGAAACCCACCATTTGTCATTGGTTGAAGCATCAAAAATGATGGCTATGACTGGTGACTTTCGTGTTTTGCAGGAGCTAAACGCTGAACACGGAAAGATTGCAATTGATCTGCCTGAAATCCCTGAATGTCGTGATCTATCGCTAACAGACAAGGTGTTATGCATTGGCATGAAGGGTGGTGACGTAATGAGTCTTTTCCGCGAAATCATGGCGGATGGTCGAATTACAGAAGGTGAAGTGAAAGACATGTCGAAGGTGATTCACCAGATGCATGTCGCATTGGCTGAGCTGGATAAACAAATCCAAGCTTGTATTGATAACCCAAAAAAGCAAAACGCCTGATCTGCGAAATCAAGCGTTTTGGATTGTTCACTAACTTAGAGGGAAGTAAACATGAATATGTTAACACAAGGAAATTTTAACATAAACGAAGTAACAATGTCATCACCTGAGATTGTTGATTTTATTAACATTCATCGTAAAGAAGTTGCTACTGCCGAAAAGCCATATAAAGAACTTCGTCATGACGACTTTATGCGGAAAGTACCAAGTGTTTTAGGTGAGGGGCACGCTCCGAAATTTATCGGAACGCAAAACTACGGCAACAACAACACGCGCCATATCTACCACTTCCCAAAACGCGAAGCCTGCTTGATGGCTATGTCATATAGCTATGAGCTACAAGCTCAAGTATTTGACCGTATGACCGCAATGGAAGAGGCACTTAAGGCTAAAAATAGTTTCGACATCACCAACCCAGCACACCTGCTTCAAGCAATCGAAGTACAAGCCAAACTTAATATTGAGCTTACTCAAAAAGTAGCAGTACTGGAACCAAAAGCCAAAGGTCTAGATCGCATTGCTGACTGCACCAATGTACTTGGCATCCGCGAATCTGCAAAGGTTCTCAAGGTTGGTCAAAATCAATTGGTTCAATACCTTATTGACCACAAGGTTGTATACCGCGACCAGCACGGAAAAATTCAGGCTTATCAAAAATCTGTTGATCAAAAGCTTATTCATGTTGTGACCTCTGCACCTCGCTTATTTGAGTCGGGTGAAAAGGTATTCACACAGGTAAAACTTACTCAAAAATTAATTACTCGCATTGCGAAGTGGTTGGAGCAGGGGGTAGCAGCATGACAGCCCTAAAAAAACATGAGGACAATCTTCTCACCTTTAAAAAGAAAGAGCCAAAAATGACTGAAAACTTTGAAAAGGGTTTCATCATGAAGAGCCGACTTTTTCACAATGATGTTGAACCATTTTTAAGTGATGCAGCAAAAAATGTTTACTCAGCACTAATGGGTTTCATTAGTGGTTTTAATAAGGAATCCGACCATGTGAGCACTCGCCAGATTCAAGGTGGAAAGCTCAAGGGTTCAAATAAGCTTGGATCTGCAACTGTTAATAATGGAATTAAGGAGCTGGCTTGGTTTGGTGTAATCACCGTACTTGATGTTAATTACCGCATTGGCAACAAATATCGCATCAATGAAGTGTCTCTTGTTGAGGCATTCGAGAAGATAGATGCGGTGCAAATGAAAGCTCTTCGATTACAGAATAAGTGCGCTTCAGTTAGTGAAGCGCTTCAGTTAGTGAATAGCAGTGCTTTCATTAGTGAAGCAGTGAGCGCTTCAGTTAGTGAAGCATCAATAGATATTACTTATATATATTTACCAATAGATAAAACCTTAAGTCGCTTCGCTCCAAAATTCCCTTTGAAAGCCAATTTCTTTAATTTTCAGGATTTCAAGAGAACAGACTCAGATGCTCACATTAAAGCTTTCATTCTTGAACAACAAAGATTGGAGGCGGAGCAAAAAGCAAAAGCCGAAGCAGAGCGAAAAGAAAAGGCTCGCAAATTATCTTATGACGAAGTGATCAAACTGACTTCAGAAAGATTTTCACTTCTCTGTGATTTCTCTCTCTGGGAACAATACGTTTCTAGTCGCTCTCAAACAGCAAAAACCAAACTGACCAAAAATGCCCTAAATGCGATTTACAAGGATTTCCAGAAATGGGGATTTGATGGCAGCAATGAGTCTTTGAAAACTTCAATCACTGGCAACTATCAAGGTTTGTTTGCACCAAAGCAGCAATTCACACCTGGACAACAAAACCCAAAACCATCTCGCTGGGATGAAATCCAACAGTTGATCGCAAAAGAGGAGCAGGGCAATGACAGCTATGGTTACTAATCAACAAACTGCGGTTCAGCCAATCAAGACAGGGCAACTGGTTGGAATCTTCAAAGCAATTGCACCGCGCTCTTTTGAAAAAACATTTGAAGGTATGCCAATTGAAGCAATCAGCCATGCAATGAAAATCTGTATCGAAGGACTTTCAAGAGAGGAAATTGATCTAGGCCTTCGCATGGTTCGCGATAACGGCTTTTGTCCAGATCCAGCAATGTTCCGCAAATGGTGTCTTGGGATTACAGGTTTTGGTACTGAGCAACAGCGTTTTGTCGATTCATTCAAAGGGAAACATGCAGCACTGGGCAATATCGTGAAATGGCTTGGTGATAACAACCACGCAATCACAAATGCTGAAAAAGAAGCGTATGACCGCTGCTATGAAATGTTCGCTGAGATCCAGTGGGCAAAGAATGTCGATAGAGCCTCTTATTTAGCGTATGAGGCGTTTAAAGACAACTATGTGGACGTAGTTAAGGAATATGCCGAACAAGGGCAACAGCAAGCAGTCTGGGTTAAACCAGTCGCTATTGAGAATAAGCCAATAGCTAGAGCTGTGCCGAAGTCCTATTTGCCTGAGCAATCGCCAGAGGAAAAAGCCTGGATTGAAAACCGCGCTCGTGAATTGCAGGAATCGGGTTTGAGTTTTCCTGCGGCTTTGTTGAAGGCAGGTAGTGAGTATAAGAAAAGCGCAGGGGGTGGGGTGTGAGAAAGTTAATCAAAAACGCAAAGTACGAATACAAAGACGGTTTTGCGGTCATTTACCTGAAATCCAAGATTAGCGGAAATTTTGTTCCAGTGTTCGAGTGCCACACTGCTTGCATTCCGTTAATTATTTCTTCCAATTCATTAACGGCTGAAGGGGTGGTTTTGGTGCCTGCTTCTAAAAGTGGTAGGGGTGCCGCATGAACATCAATAAATCAGAATTTTTAGAGCACGTAAAAGCTGAAAGCGTGGCACGTAAATCGACTGCACCAGTAACTAAAAAAGAAAAGCTGCGTAAACAGTTAAACCGGGACGTTAAAAAATTCCTTAAGTCTGGTGGTCAGGTTCAGCAATTGCCAGGTACAGAGTTTAAACCACGCCCACAACGTTCAACGGTTGAAACACCTTCTTCGTATGCTTCATCGTTGCAGGTCAATCGTTTGATTAAGTGGTGCAATTCAAGCGCCACATTAAAACCAAGACGCACATATTTATCTGAGCTGACTGGTATACCGCTTTATCGCATACGGGGAAGCATCACCACGGCAAAAAGAGGTGCCCGATTAACCAAAGATGAACACCAAAAGATTATAGCGGTCATGGCACAGGTTGAAGAACTGGAAACTCAATCCAAACAAGGGGAGGCTGCATGAAAAAGCGCAATAAGAAATACAACCCGAACAAGTTGGTCAATCTGGTGCAGCGTGAATCGCAAAAGCCTCATGAACTTTGGATGAGTTTTGAAGCCGTGGAAGTGGAAGAAGCTTGTCAGAAATACAATGCGATGGGTTTAACCAAGTCAGAAGTCATCAACAAAATTTACGCGCTGCATGATGGTGATCTGATTGTGCCGCTGATTAACGACCTAACCAAAGATGCTTATGAGTTTTTTGTGGGTATCGACTCGTATTACTACCACGAGGATGACCCGAGCAACATTATCGATGATGCACGTCAGTTTGAATTGCCAGTGATGAAATGGGATGAGTTCCGTGTTGGTGGTAATCCAGAGTTAAAAATTGTGGATGGCGACATCAAGCGCCGATGGAAAGGCATTAGTGAAGAAATGGATGACATTCACGCTGAATATCGAAAGAAAGGCTACAAGCTTTTCAAAAGCATGACTTACATCAAAACAGAAGTGACTTTCAAGGATATTGAAGCCTACAACATTTTCAAGGCTGAACGAGTGGTGCGAGGGATGTGTCGCAAGTATGAATTGCAAGGAGCAGCAGCATGAACTTAATCGAAAAATTGGGATTGGAGAAGTGTAAGCAGATTGTGGATGGGGCGCCGGAAGGGTCGGAAATGTGGCGTGATATGGATTCGGTTTGCAGTCCAGGCGAGGTTTTATATTACTGGTGGTTTGGTGGGGCATTGCTTGTACATGATGGGGAAAAGGGCTGGATTAAGTCTATTTACCATGATGGTAATGAGTACATCTTAGATCAACTTGAGCTGCTTTCCGATCTTAAATCTGAAATCGATCATCACTATTACGGCCAAAGTGAAGAAAAAGAGCTTGAGCAATATGCGCTGTTAAGCCAAGAAAAAATTGAAGGCGGTGCAATGCTTATTGGTGATTTTAAAAACAACCTCACATCTTCAGAGTATAAAAATTACTTCCAAGCTGAGCGCATGCGGACTGTGGTTAATGCTGGCATAGCAGTTACTAACCATATCGCTACTGCAAATAAAGATATCACAGACCATTGCACCGACATCCGTAATCACATTTCTCCAAATACGAAGGTGATTGAGCATGAGTGATTTTGAAGAGTTTGCAAGGTCTCAAGGGTTTAGTGGTGATTTTCAGCGGGGATGCAATGGTCAGTACAAATCGGATTTATTGCACTTTATGGAAAAAGCATTCATGCACCAACAAGCCGAAATTGACCGGCTAAGCAGCGTGTTGGATGAGCGCACCAAAGAATGGCTTCAGGCAATTGAGTTGGGCGCTTACTTTGAAAATGTGGCTAAGCCGTTGAAAGAGGAAAATGATCGTCTTAAGGCCCAGCTCAATAACATGGAGGCTTGTTATATCGGGAAGAAAAAACGAGTCGATGAATTGGAGGGTGCGCTCAATGAGGTTAAAGATTGGAAATCTCATCCAGTTGGGTATGAAGCATCTTTTGGTTCTTGGGGTGTAAGGGATTTCTATAGAGGCTTGGCAGAAAAAGCCCTGCGAGGTGAGTCATGAAAGCAATAAAAATACCGTGTGAACATGACTTGCTAAGCAAGAACCACAATGTCTGGGCAAATGCTGTAATGAGATGCAAAGGCGGAAATCCTTACTGTGGTGCTGATGGGTATTGTCATGCTGATGGAGAGTGCTTTGCGGATCAGGAACTCACAAGAGAGCAGGCTATTTTAGAAGTAGATCGTTTGGCTCAGGAACTTCACCAGGCTAAGCGGGAAAATGACAATTTAAGAACTTCTTCTGCGAGCTTAATCAAGCAGCTTGAATTTGCATTAGAGCAGAACAAGAAGTCTGGAAAATCTGAACGAGTTTTTGCGATTCGATATTGCATTGGTGAGATCAAGAAAACTTTGCGAGGTGCCAATGACATCAATCTCACTCGCTGAATATCACAAACAGTATGGCGGTGGTCGTAAGACTGCCACTAAACGACCCAAGAAGGTTAAAGGTGAAAAGGTTGTAAGTGAAGGTGAGTCAACATTAAGTCTTCAGTTAAAAGCACTAAAAATCGAATTTGAGCAGGAATTTAAATTTCACCCTGATCGTAAGTGGAAAGCAGATTTTCACTTAGTAGACAAAAAGATTTTAGTTGAGGTGGAAGGTGGGATCTGGACTGGTGGTAGGCATACAAGGGGTAAAGGGTATTTAGGTGATTTAGAAAAATATAACGCAGCAACAATGATGGGTTTTCAAGTAATACGGTTTAGTACAGATCAAGTGAAGTTAGGTCACGCGATCCAGCAAATAGAGAAGATGGTAGGGGATTTAGGATGAATGCGATGGTTGAAAAATTTGAACAGTTTGAATGGTTGATTCGGGGTACTACAGCAAAGTCACCTAACTTTGAGCCTGTGGTACATGGGACTAATGAGAAGCCTCTGGATTATCAAGATCGTCTTGGTGTGGTGGCATCCATGGAAACGCAGCTTGCTAAGTCAGTTACAGCATTGATTGTCTTTGAAGGCAAATCCGAAATGGATTATAGACATGTGCAGTCACACCTTGCACTCATCATGTCTACAAATGCAAAGCTGGAAAAAAGACGAGATCCTGCCAAAGTGACCATTGATGAGATGGCATCAATGATTGCACGGATGGTAATAGACT